TGGGAACCATCTCTCCCTGAGACGATTCGAACAGTGCCAGATTCACCATTTATTAAACCTGATACGCTTAACTTCGATGCAGAATGATGCGGAAGTAAAACAGACCTCACGAGGGGTCGGGCTAATTGGTAGTATTAAGCCTAGAATTCACACACCTTTACTGAATGCTCCGTCAAAAGCGCAAGAGGTAGCTGATCTGGCTACGAAGATTGGTTTACCTCTCGTGCCTTGGCAACGCTGGGTGTTAGATGATTTATTATCTATAGACGATGCACAGAATTGGCGCAAAAAAACAGCTTTAATACTTGTAGCACGTCAAAATGGCAAAACCCACCTAGCACGTATGTTAATCCTAAGCCATTTGTTCTTATGGGGTTCTAAAAATGTGCTGGGTATGTCTTCTAACCGAAATATGGCACTAGATACATTTAGGCAAGTTGCATACACAATAGAAGATAACCAATTCTTAAAAGATCAGGTAAGGCAGATCCGCCTGGCTAACGGCCAAGAATCTATAACCCTACTTAATGGTGCTAGGTATGAGATAGCAGCTGCGACTAGAGATGCACCACGTGGTAAGACTGCAGATTTTCTATACATTGATGAATTAAGAGAATGGACACAAGAATCGTTTACAGCTGCACTGCCAGTCACACGTGCTCGCCCTAATGCGATGACTCTAATGACAAGTAATGCAGGTGATGGCTTTAGCACTGTGCTTAATGATCTGAGAGAGCGTTGCCTATCATATCCACCTGACAATTTAGGATTTTATGAATACAGCGCACCACAACATTCTAAGATTACAGATCGTAAAGCCTGGGCTATGGCTAATCCAGCATTAGGTCATTTAATAACTGAGCAAACACTTGAAGAATCTGTAAGTACAAACAGCATAGAAGCTACAAAGACTGAGATGCTCTGCATGTGGGTAGATTCTACTGTCAGCCCATGGGTATATGGTTCTATCGAGCAGTGTAGTGATAGCAACTTAGAGATACCTGTCGGGCCACAAACAATCATGGCATTTGATATTGCACCTACTAGAAGATCCGGCGCTTTAGTTATGGGTCAGGTACAAGATGGCAAAATAGCAGTTGGACTTGCACAGCTTTGGCATAGCGATATAGCAATAGATGAAATTAAGATGGCAAGTGACATAAATGAGTGGGCTAGAAAATATCACCCATCTACAATCTGTTATGACAAGTACGCTACCCAAACTATTGCCACAAGGCTTGAACAAAGCGGTTGGAGATTACAAGACGTATCAGGTCAAGCGTTTTACCAGGCATGCTCAGACCTTGCCGATGGTCTAGCCAATAACCGAGTAGTGCATTCAGGTCAAGCAGAGCTAGTACAGCATTTAAATAACTGTGCAGCTAAGACCAATGATGCTGGCTGGCGCATAATACGTAGAAAATCCGCTGGCGATGTTACAGCTGCCATATCACTGGCTATGGTTGTAAGTCAATTAACAAAACCACAACAAACCGCACAAATCTTTGTCTAATTTGCACTAATAGTCCGATTTATGGTATAAAGTATACATATGGGTCTATTGTCTGCTTTAGGTATAAGCAAAAAAACTGAGAATCTACAAGCGCAATACGCCCCTGCCGTTATGGGCGATAGCCTAATTGGTTTTGGTTACAATACATTTGGTGCAGGTCCTATGGATCGCACACTTGCAACACAAGTACCGGCTGTTAATCGATGCGCGAATTTAATTAAAGGTGTTATCGGATATTTACCATTAGAGCTGTACAAAAAATCCACAGGCGAAGAATTAGCAAAGCCACTGTGGTGTGAACAGCCAGATATTAGACAACCACGATCCGTCACTATTTCATGGACTGTCGATAGCCTTATATTCTATGGTGTTGCATATTGGCGTGTTACAGAAGTATATGCAGACGATCTAAGACCGGCACGTTTTGAATGGGTAAATAACACACGAGTGGTTGCACAATTAAACCCATTAGGTACAGAAGTTTTGTATTACACAATTGACAATGAAAAAGTACCCATGGTTGGTGTTGGTTCATTAGTTACATTTCAAGGATTAACACAAGGCGTTTTACAAACTGCAGGTCGCACAATACAAGCTGCATTAGATATTGAGAAAGCCACAGCTGTAGCAGCACAAACACCTATGGCAACAGGATTCTTAAAAAACACTGGCGCAGATATGCCAGAAGCACAAGTACAAGGATTACTAGCAGCTTGGAAACAAGCACGTCAAAATAGAAGCACAGCATATTTAACTAGCACATTATCTTATGAGGCTGTTGGGTTTTCACCTAAAGACATGACCTATAATGAAAGTTCACAGTACCTTGCAACACAAATTGCACGAGCTATGAATGTACCTGCTTATTACATTTCTGCAGATATGAATAACAGCATGACTTACCAAAACATTATTGATGGTCGTAAAGAATTTGTTGCCTATTCATTACAGCCATATATTTGTGCTATTGAGGATCGCCTAAGCATGAACGATATAACTGCTAACGGCCATATTGTGCGTTTCAATATCAGTGAAACATTCTTGCGATCAGATGACAAGGCAAGACTAGAGACCATCGAAAAGATGCTAGCACTAGGACTTATTGACATCGAGCAAGCAAAAGAAATGGAAGATCTAACACCCAACGGAAACGAAAGTGGCGATGCTGAGTACATTAACAGCGCTAAAGGAGAAAATGCATGAGCGATATACAACAAGCCAATATACCTGCTAGCACTGTAACGCTATTAGCGTCAGCTGCTCGTACTGCAACAATTACCGGCACAGCCGTTAAAGGTCTATCTGCAGCAAGACTATTAGTAATGCAATTAGACGTTACAGCAGCTAGTGGCACATTACCTACATTAGATGTAGTAGTACAAGACACAGTAGATGGCACTAACTGGAATACTATTGCAACATTTACGCAAGCAACAGCAGTTACACGAGAAGTAATTAGATTAACTACTGCATTTACCGATCAATTAAGAGTAGTTGGCACAATCGGTGGCACTACCCCATCATTTACGTTTGCAGTATTAACATGGGCGGATTCAAATTGATTCTTACATTTAGCAGCCAAATTGAAAGCGCTGATGGCGAGCGCAGAGTCATTGCTGGCAAAATTGTGCCGTTTGAAACTGTAGGCAATACTAGCGTGGGTAAAGTCGTCTTTGCTAAAGGGTCAATCGATGTAGGAGATCCAGGCAAGATAAAGATGCTTATGCAACATCAAAACGATAGACCTATTGGTCGCATGCAAAAGTTTAATGAAGAACAAGATGGCATTTATGCTAGCTTTAAGATCAGCGCAAGCATGCAAGGATCAGATGCTTTAATGCTGGCAAGTGAGCAGTTAATTGATGGCCTATCTGTTGGTGTAGATGTACTTAAATCATCACAGAAAAAAGATTACATTTATGTAACTAAAGCAACTCTTAAAGAAGTAAGCCTGGTCGAATCACCAGCATTCACAGAAGCACAAGTAACTAAAGTTGCCGCTAGCGAAGGCGAAGCGGATGCAACAAATCAACCAACTACGGAAAGTGAGGCACAAGTGGACAACACCACCGAGCCAACAGCAGTACCAGTGGTAGAGGTTGCTCCAGTAGAGGCCGCACGCCCAACAATTAGTGCATCCTTCTACACAGAGCCTCGCTCACCAATCAGAACACAAGCACACATGCTTGAACACAGCATCAAAGCAAAATTAGGTAACCACGAATCAGCAACATGGGTAATGAAAGCAGAAGCAGATGTAGCAAAATTCTTAACTGCTGCAGATGATTCATTTACTACTAACCCAGCATTTAGTCCAACACAGTTTGTGCCAACAGTAGTTGATACACTTATTGGATCACGCCCAGCAGTAGACGCAATCGGTTCACGTGCGCTACCAGCTGCAGGTATGACAATTTCAGTACCTAAGATCACTACTTCAGGTACAGTTGCAGAAACAGCAGAAGCAGCAGCACCTTCAGAGACAGGTATCGTATCTTCATACGTAAACCTAACTGTTAAGAAGTATGCTGGACTACAACGCTACAGCTTAGAAATTCTAGAAAGATCTTCACCAGAATTCTTTGCAGCCATGATCGATAACATGACACGTGCGTACAACAAAGCAACAGACGCAGCAGTTATCGCAGCACTAACAGCAGGCGGTACACAAGCTACAGCAGTAGCAGCAGATTCAGCAGGAATCATTTCCTACGTATCAACACAAGCACCAGCTGCATACCTTGCAACAGGTGAGTTAGCAACACGTTATATCGCTGGTACATCACAGTGGTCATTACTACTTGGCGCAACCGATACAACTGGTCGCCCAATTTACAATGCTGCTAATCCAATGAACAACGCAGGAGTATCTGCACCAACATCACTACGTGGTAACGTACTTGGCTTAGATCTATACGTAGATCCAAACGCAGTATCAACCACAATCGATGAGTCAGCATTTATTGTTGTACCTTCATCAGTATCAATTTACGAATCACCAATCCTACGACTATCTGTAAATCAGCCAGCAACTGGCGAGATTGAAACAGCACTATATGGCTACATGGCCGTTGGTGTATTGGTCGCTGGTGGCGTTCGCCGTTTCAACCTAACGTAATAAGTTAGTCAATTTAGTAATCCTCTGGGGTTTAGTAGCCCTAGCCCCAGGGGAGCTTTTTTAGAAAGGACACTATGGCCGCTGCAATGGTAACAATGGCAGAGTTACGCAGTAATTTAGGTATTGGCACTTTATACAGTGACGCTACAGTGGAAGAGTGCTGCCAATCGGCAGAAGATTTAATACAAGGTTATTTATGGCATAACGATGCCCCAGTAGTGGCTTCATCTATAAGCAATAACGTAGCAA